AGAACCTCCACCTTATTATCAATCTCCCGCAGATAGAGGTCATACCTATCTGCTCTAGGAAGTTTATACTCAACTGCCAACTTTTTAGCGAGTTCACGAATATTCATATTCTCTTTCATAGTTAATAAATTTAATGATGTATTATAACACAGTTGATGTTAGATGGCAACATTTTTACAGGTAAACTTACTGAAATCTGGTTTCTTCCAACCTTCAGGCTTGAGAATTTTGCCGTCATCACGTTTGATAACTTTGCCTGTTACAGTATCAATCTTGGCAAGGTTACTTCTTGCACCTTCATCCCATGCACCTTCAACATCATAACCTTTTGATAACATATAACCAACAATCACCCAAATCATATCAAAGCAAGCATCTAATGTTTCAACATCATCTTCATTAATTCTTGCTTCACAAAATTCTTGATATTCTTCATCAATTAGTTTACGATATAATAAAGATTGTGTTTCATTCTCCTTGTTTAATGATTGACCTGAGGCCAACATAAACATCTGAACATCAGTAAAAACTTTGGTCATTTATTAACCTTATTTAATTCTGATTGATAAGTTCTCTTGCGTAATTCAGAAGAACTGAATCGATGATTGCGAGAGTTGTACCAAATTTTGACACCACGGTCTTCACAGATTTGTTTACCTGTAAACTCTTTGTCTTTGTATTCTTCACCAATAACACGAACATTAATAGGCAAGAACATTAACAAGTCTTCAAGGTCTTTCTCTGTATCATAAACAATAATCTCATCAATAAACTTGACAGCAGATAATTGAACATATCGTTCAACGATTGATTGTACAGGTTTGTTTTTAACATCTGGTCGGTCAATCGTTGGGTCACTTTGAACTGCAACAATTAAATAATCACAAATAGTTTTACATTCAGCCAGCATCAAAATATGACCAGCGTGAAGTAAATCAAAAGTTGAACAGGTAAAACCAATGGGTTTACCAATCATATTATCAGGGAGCACTAACATATTTATTTTACCTCTAATCCGTTTTCATAACCACGAGCATAATCTTCCGCATCCGCTTCTGCATTTTCTATATCACCATATGGATTATAAAATTCTTCTTTAGCTATTGCAGAATTATATCCTTGTATGTATGGTGCTTGTTCATAGAGAACAATTTTATTTCTCTTTTTAACCATAGTTTTTTCCTCTTTGGTAATATTTTTCAAATGTACTGCACCATCTACCATGGTTATACTTAGTACATCACCGGGTTTCCAACCAAGGTCTTCAATCATTTCATCCGAGAACTGTAATATAGCATCACCATTCTCACAAATCTCAACAACCTCTGCACTATATTTTTTCAATTGTTACTCCTGATTTTTCAAGAAACGTGATGCCACTATTATCCCTATAAGTGTTCCGATATAGAACACACCCAATACCACTTTGGTAGATAAGTTTGGCACAGTCCAAACATGGAGCATGGGTAATAAACATAGTAGCACCCAAACCAGATTCGGTAGATTTAGCAAGTTTCGCAATTGCGTTTGTTTCAGCATGAAGCACCTCGGGTTTAGTTTTTAAGGCATATCTTCTAGCATATCCTAGGTCGGGATCGATATCTTCTTCCTCAAATGGCCATTGTTCGTAAATCTCATCAGGACTCAACCAGCCGCCGGCATCACTCATATAGTCTTTATACTCACAATTGTTATCCCAACCTGAAGGCATACCATTGTAACCAATTGAAATGATTCTATCATCTTTGACTACAATGGCACCAACATGAAGTCTTTTGGCAGAAGACAATTCTGCAAATGTCTCCGCCACTTTCATATAGACTTCTATGAATTTACTTTTCACTACGTCTTTCTTTCTGTGATGGTATTGGTTTTTCAGATTCTACCTGAGCATTAATCATCAATTTTTTGTAGATGTTACGTTCAGTATCATTGGTCAAGGTAGCCATGAATCGTTTTGTTTGTTTGCTCAGTTTAAAGTTACTATTAGTTTTCATAATTTAATTCCATTCATTTTGTTTCTAAACTTCCATGTATTTCAATTTAAAGCGGTCAGCTCTATCTTCGTAACCATCGTAACCACGGGGATTACAAACGACACGGGTAGAACCAACCATGTAGTCAAAGTCTTCATGTGTGTGTCCGTGAGTCCACAATTTAATTTGTGGATGATCCATGATGTATTCATCCAATGAAGAACTGTAACCACCATTCATCAATTCTTCCTTTGCATAACGAGGATGAGTAGATGCTTTGCTTGGTGCATGATGACCAACAACAACAAACTTTTGGTCAAACTTACCTTCAATCACAGTTTGAATATAACCAAACATTTGTTTATGGTCAACAACGGCATCTTCGGGACAAAATGTAGAAGGCTGTGAAACTCTTTTATGTCCAATCTCAATGTAACCACCAGATTCTTTGGTAAGATATCGACTACCATTCTTACCATCGGGTGTGAAATTTGGATTTTCTTCGTATATTGGAACTTTACGTTCAATCATACGATTAGAATTTGATACACAACGGAAGTCATTCATCATTCCACGAATATGCAGTAGAGTCATTTCATCCTCTTTGTTCATATCAGTCCACAATGTACCACCAATGAATGTTACATCATCAATCACTTTAGATTCTTTGTCAAGCAAATATACATTGCTCAACATATTAGATTCTAACATTGATTTGAGTTTGTTTCCACTTGTAGCAAAATCACCATTGTAGTGTTCATGGTTACCCATAATATAAATCACATGAGGAAATTGGAATGAGCAACGCTTGAAGAAATCGGCAATACGATTACTACGAGCGCCTTCTAGGAAGTTGTGTGGGTCGGGTCGACCAATGTCAGCAGCTACACAGATATCTCCACCGAGTATTAATACATCGGCATTTTCCGTGTTCTGCAAATTGATATCTGCAAATTCTAGGTGAATGTCAGAGGCAAGTGCTATTTTCATAATATAATTTTCTGCTAAGATGCAACCATTATAACACAAATTTTGAGAAGGTGCGGCAAACAACCGCACCTTTCGGGCAAACTATTTAATTAATAACTATGATTTTCGTTTGGTTTTTTACCGATATTATACTTCGGTACTAATTCCCATTCTTCTTTTTCTTTGAAAGCAATAATCTTAATTTGATGTAATGGTGCAACATCTTCACCAATTACCTTTGGATTTAAAATCTTAACAAGACCCCATTCTTCCAATAATTTTGCAATTGCATTTCTTCTCTGAACATCATTCTCAGAGATATTTGTTGGCTTACCATCCAACGCAAACAGTTCTTTAAAGTGTACCAAATAGTAATGTCCTTGCTTGTGCAATATATGACATGACTGGTACAGGACCTTTTCTTTGCGAGATGATACACCAATTCGGGTAAGCGTTTCTCTTACCTTCAAAAAATCATCCTGTTCATTGAGTGTAACCTCAACAAACTTGGCCAAATCAACCATATCATTTCCTTAATCCACCTGTATCGGCTTGTTCTTTTAATTGTTGGATTTGTTCATTACTAAGTAGGCGTAGAGCTTCACGAGCTTTGGTGTCTGAAAAACCATAGATGGTCTTAATACATTCTATATCTTCACTTTTTTCAGACTTAACCCACTTTGCAAAAGGTCGTTTTTGTGACCTAATCGTATTTAGTAAAAAATCATATTGCAACTTTTTGTCGAGATGGTGGCGTTGGTTGACCTCATTGGCATATCCGATGCAGTCTTTGTGATAGGATAATGACCGGTTAACGAGAAAAGGAGTATATGACTTTTCTGTGACCTCATCGACAATCAGGTTCTTCTTGCCATACAAAATCTGGTTTACATAATCAAACGGATTCATAAAATTGTACCAATGTATTTTGTTGTTGAAATTGTGGTTCTTTGACTTCTTCCAACTTCTTCTGTTTATAGTCTAATAAAAACTGTTGATTTTCACTTCGTGAGGAATGTATTTTATCCATAACCACGGCGAAAGATACATCCATCATCTCACAGAACTGTTCACCTGATACTATCTTCAGGTAGTCTAGTCCTTCATACAAACTAACATTCCTACCAGATGCACCTAGAAAATTGACAACAAAGATTTTAGTTTCATATTCTGAATGTATTTCTTCCAAATGTAATTTCAATCTTTGATATTTGGCTTTCTCTCCATGTGCCTTCTTTGAGTCCATGTTTCTGAGATTAATCTTTAATTCATACACATAGATTATTCTTTTATCTTCATCTATCAAAACATAGTCAGGTACTTCTGCACCAAACTTAGGTTTATGTAACAGAAACTTTCCTGTGTTATTTAAACCTATTTCGATTTGTTTGATGTATGTATATACGAAATGTTCTTTGATTGCTTTCTCAACAAAGTAACCAAACTTACAACAGGCAGATGCAAGACAACTATAAAACTTAGCCGTTTCAAAATCACCTGTCAGTAAATAAATTGGATTATTGTATAAAGCTTTCTCATCTAAATTACGTTCATCAATAATCATAACATTCTCACTAGGCCAATTGTATCAATTGCGGTTAGCAAGATATAGTTAACAAGCATACCAAAACTTCTCCGAGTCCAAGCAGCCCAAGCGTACATAGCACAACCAGTAATCCATATAGGATAGAGAACAAGTAGGGGTGGATGTGGTACCGTGGCAGCCATCGTAATGCTACACCCGACAGATATAGCCCAAGCAAACAACTCAATAGAAAAGCGAAAACGATTACTAACATAGTCATTACGAATCCATTCTATGGTTGGTGTAAAGATTTTAATCACTTAAACTCCAACGACACCATCAATTCTGTCAAGCAAGCCACAAGATTAATTTCTTGGTCTGCAACAAATGCTTGTTTGTATTGATAGTCTGCAATAATAATAACTGCTTGCGGAATGGATTGAGGTTTCAATACTTCATACAAGTTATCATAGAGTTTACGATAGAGTGCAGCTGGGTCAATA